CTTGATATATTACTATTTTGTAAATTTAATTTTACACCACTTTTTCTATAATTATTAGTTAAGTATAAATTACTAAAACAAAATGTATTATAAATATATATTAATAAAAATAGTAATATTTTTTTCATAAGTATATATATATAATATATTTAATTTTATATAAAAATAATTTAATTTGAATAAGCTAAACCACCCATACCTGATAATATTCTTAATACATTATAATTTACAGCAAATACACTTATCATTCCTGTTACTGATGAAGCCACCTGTAAATGTGCTGTATCTATTCTAGACATATTTAAAGTTCCAGATGGTTGATGTTCTTCAGGTTTTAAAGCAAATGAATAAACATTGATACCCATATTATATAATCCTGGTGTGTTTTCGTGATGTTGATAAGGTTGTACTACAGAGAAATAATTACCAGGTCTTTCACTAAATCTATCAGCACCATTTAATTGGATTCTTGCCAATGTTACAGGATTATCAACAGTTATATCACCACTACTTAATACATCATCTACGTCGTTTAATTTATTATATAAATCATTCTCGGCTTTATTAGTAAAGTTATTCCAATATGGTTTATGTGTAGCATTTTGATCGGGTTTAATTACCCAAAAAAGTTCTTTACAAGGATGATTGAAATTAATTTTTACCGATCTCATAGTTTCAGAACCACCAGCTGTTATTTTTTCAGAACCAGTGAATTGTAATTGTTCTATTAAATATTCATGTGATAATTGAGCAAATCTTCTTCTTTCATCAGTATCTAAAAATATATAATCTATCCACATTTCAGCATCTTCTAAAACTATATTTGTTGAATTATGTGTATTATTATCATTAGTTTCTCTCTCATCTGTTATTACATCATAACAATAATTCTCAGAATTAGTATCTAGTAATTCATTTTTTGTACAAAATTCCATACTTATTTTAACTTCATGATATTGTAGAGCTATCAATGGCAACGCTAAACCTACATTTCTACAAAACCAAAATTCTAATGGAACATATATTATTTTTTCTTCATTTGGTCCAATTTTTGTAGAAGAGTTTCTTTTATTTCCCCCTACCATTTTATGATAACCTTCCCGTTTTCCCATTGGCATTGATAATTCATTCCAAATATACATCCATTCTGAATAATGTTTGTCAATTGTTTGACTACCAATTTGTAGCAAAACATTTTTAATTAATCTTAGACCATAATAAGGTACTAAAGCGGCAGAATTTGTACCATCATTATTTTTGATTTTACCTTTAAAATAAATACGATTAATTAAATCACCATTTCTTGTTATTTGAACGTTAACACTTGTAGAACCTATATTTGTTGAACCATTAAAAGTTTGTTCTATTGATTCAATCGCAAAATTTGTATGACGTCTATAAACAACTTTAAAAAATGTTATTTGCGGATTACCAGTTAAATAAACATCTTGAGCACCATACGCAACTAATTGTAAAAGACCACCTGGCATTTATAATATCTTATACTATACTTGGAGAAAAAAATAATAGATTTATACACTTATTTCTAATTACTATAAGCAATACCACCCATACCTGATAATATACGCAATACATTATAATTAACAGCATACACATATATAGATGCGGTTGATTCTGTTATACCACTTGAATATTTTAAGCTCAATGTTGAAGTATCAATTCTTGACATATTTAAAGTTCCTGATGGTTGATGTTCTTCCGGTTTTAAAGCAAATGAATAAACATTGATACCAGTATTATACGGTATATTTTCGTGATGTTGATATGGTTGTATTAAATTGAAATATAAACCATCACGTTCACTAAATCTATCATTACCATTTAATATTAATTTGCCTTTAGTTATATTATTTTGAGCGGCACTATTTGGACCAATTAATGTTTTTAAACTTTCATAATTATCAATACTTACTATTTGAGTATTTTTATCGGTATAATTAAACCAATTTGTATTATTGGTATTTTCTTTTTTAACAACCCATATTAATTCTTTTACAGGATGATTTAAATTTAATCTAATTTTAGGATCAGCATTTTCTTTTCCAGTAAATTGTAACTGTTCTATTAAATATTCATGAGAAGATTGAGCAAATTTTCTTATTTCATCAGTATATAAATAAATATAATCTAACCATAAACTCGCTTGTAAATCAGGACTTCCTGTTGATGTTACATGTGATACTCTTTTACATGAAGAATAATCTTCAAAATGTATATTAATCTTAACTTCGTGATATTGTAGGGCAATTAAAGGTAATGCTAAACCTACATTTCTACAAAACCAGAATTCTAATGGTACATATAATGTACTTAAGGTGTCATCGCTACCATAATTAAATATTGTGGGAGAATTTCCAGTACTACTATTAACAATTGTTCCATCAATACGATATTGAGTATTAACAGTATATATATTATTTTTCATAACACCACTTAATGTTAAATTATTAATTGTTATAGGTAATAATTCTTGATTTATTTCAGTAACCTCAACAGTTGCTTTATCATCACCCATCCCAATTAATCTAAATGTTATTAAATCAGTATCATTTAATTGTAATTCGAGATTTTCTATATTTACATGTTGAGTTATACCAGTTATATTTAATTGCTCAGTTAAATATTCATCCAATTCATCTTTTGAAATTAAAGTCATAGCTTTTTTGCTACCTTTTCCGCCCACCATTTTGAAATAACCTTCTTTTTTAGAATATGGTAAAGATAATTCATTCCATATATACATCCAATCAGCATAATGCTTATCTATTTTTTGACCTCCAATTTCTACTTCAGCTGTTTTAATAACTCTTAAACCAAAATAAGGACATAAATTTGTATCATTTGTTTTTATTTCTAAATAACTTCTTGATATTAAATCACCATTACGTGCTATAGTGCTTGTAACTCTTCCACCATAAGCTACAGCACCATTAAAAGTTTGTTGTATAGATTCTAAAGCGAAGTTAGTGTGTCTTCTATAAACAACTTTGAAAAAGGTAATTTGTGGATTACCAGTTAAATAAACATCTTGAGCACCATATGCAACTAATTGTAAAAGACCTCCTCCCATTATATACTATATATCTAATTATAACAAAGAAAAAATAATTTTTAATTTTTAACATAATAAAACTTAATTAGAGTAAGCAATACCACCCATACCGGATAATATACGTAAAACGTTATAATTTACAGCATATATTGATAATTCTCCTGGTTTATTTTTATCTTCAGTAGTTTTGTCAAATTCTAAATCTAAAGTAGCAGTATCTATTCTAGACATATTTAAAGTACCTGATGGTTGATGTTCTTCGGGTTTTAATGCGAATGAATAAACATTGATACCGCGATTATTAGGTACATTTTCATGATGTTGGAAAGGTTGTACTAAATTGAAATAATCACCATCTCTGGCATAAAATCTGTCATTGCCATTTAATATTAATTTAGCCGAAGAGATTTGATTAAACATATTAGAATTATTTGGACCTAACATTTGTGATATCTTTTCATATGAATTTATTATAGAATTTGAATTATTATCATAATAAAATAAATGTTCATTTAATAATGCTTCAGATGTATAATTCATCCAACATACATTTGAGTTATTAGCACGTCCTTGATGTGCTACCCAAACTAATTCTTTAACAGGATGATTGAAATTTAATTTAACTTTTGCTGTATCACCAGAAGATACAGATTCCTTGCCAGTGAATTGTAATTGTTCTATTAAATATTCATGAGAAGATTGGGCGAATTTACGTCTTTCATCAGTATCTAAATAAATATAATCTACCCATAATTCAGCTTTTAATCCTGATATTGTACCATCAAGAGAACAATCATCACCACTAGCAAATTCTATTGTAATTTTTACTTCATGATATTGTAAAGCAATTAAAGGTAATGCTAAACCAATATTTCTACAGAACCAGAATTCTAAAGGTACATACATTTTTCCTTTTACATCTCCACCAGCACCACCAACCATTTTATAATAACCTTCTTTTTTGCCTACTGGTAAAGATAATTCGTTCCAGATATACATCCAATCAGAATAATGTTTATCTATTTTTTGTCCTCCAATTTCTACTTCGGCAGTTTTGATAGCACGTAAGCCTAAATAAGGAACAGCAGTGTTATTAAAATCATCAGTATCACAACTCATAACTAAATAAGTTCTTGAGATTAAATCACCATTTCTTGATATAGTAGCGGTTACACGTTGACCGAAACTTACGGAACCGTTAAAAGTTTGTTGTATAGATTCTAAAGCAAAGTTAGTGTGTCTTCTATAAACAACTTTGAAAAAGGTAATTTGTGGATTACCAGTTAAATAAACATCTTGGGCACCATATGCAACTAATTGTAAAAGACCTCCTCCCATTATATACTATATATCTAATTATAACAAAGAAAAAATAAATTTAGATTTTTAACATATTAAAATTAATTAGAATAAGCTAAACCACCCATTCCAGACATTATACGCAAAACGTTATAATTTACAGCATAAATTAATAAACTACCAGTTTTTTTATCCGAACTATCATCTATTTTAACATTTAGATGAGCACTATCTATTCTTGACATATTTAAAGTTCCAGATGGTTGATGTTCCTCAGGTTTTATAGCAAATGAATACACATTAATACCACCATTCTTAGGAATATTAGTATGGTGTTGATATGGTTGAACTAAATCAAAATAAGAACCATCTCTTTTAGCTATACGATCAGTACCATTTAATTTTATATCACAAGAAACAAAAGGATTTTTCCCCCCTTCACTTTCTAATTCATTAGTTGAATAATTATTCCAATTAGCAACGTGACTCTTTTTATTATCTTGGTTATTTTGTGGCCATTTAGAAACCCATAT